CGACCGTGTCCTCCACGGCGACCTTGAGGTCGGTGTAGTTGACCGCCATGGCTTACGCCATCGGCCCTCGGGCCATGGTCCCCTTTGTGGCCGCGCCGGTGCCCCGGACCTTGATGCCAGAGGTCTTCATCGGCGGACACGGCTTGCCTACCTGCCCGATCACGACGTTGAGGTCAGAGGGCGGTTCGCGGCCACCGGTGGGCGGCGTGGGCACAGGCTTGGCCTTCATTTCTTGCCCCCCTGGTTCGCCACGCGGGCCATGTTGCGGCCCATGGACATCAGGCCTTCGTTGGTGACCCCGCCCTTGGCGAGCTTGGTCTTGGGCTTGCCCGGGTGCATCGCGGCCTCGTGCGCGTGCACGGCGGCTTTGGCAGACATCGACTTCTTCTTCATCATGGACTCCTTCGGGCCAGGGCCCGTGTTGATCATACCGCCGATGGGCGGATTAGGAAACCGTCACATTGCCAACTTCCCCCACGCCCACGAGCGTGTTCGGCGTCAGTGGGTCCGTGAAATACGAAGCACCGCCGACGGGGTTCCAGCCCCACTGGATGATCAGCATCCCTTCGCTGACGTTGCCGAGGGCGTTGACACCTGACTGGTACCACGTGTTCGTATCAGGCCGGGGATTGCGTATGGCTTGCGGGTCGCTGATGGGGTACATCCCCAACTGCAACTGTGGTTGATCAGGCGTCCAGCACTGTGGACATGCCTTGATCTGTGTTTCTTTCGTCTTTACGACGAGGTTTTTGAGTCGTTTTAGGTCGAAACGGAAACCGCACAGGTCGCAGAAGCCGAACGCTTTCCTTCCGTTAGCGAAGCGGTTTGCCATGGCAATTCAGGAGATGAACATTTGCCTTGGAACGAACCGCACCGCAGCCTTCTCGCGGTCTTCCGTCGATGCGCGATCCCAATCAGCGTCGTATTGCTCCTTCAACACAGGCAATCTGTCCATCGCGCCGGGAATCTTCAGCGCGAGGTAATACGCCAGCCCGGAGACCAAGCACGGGAGGAACCGGAAGGGGATGTCCTGCGTGTACGTCCCCCCAACACCGGCGTCCTGAATGCGCCGGAGATACCAGTAGACGAACTGATAGACCCCAGTCTGGTCAGGCGTGGGCCAGACGGTGATGGTTGGTGTGGGTGCTTGTCGGTTGATCCAGACCTGAATCGGGCGGGCCTGCTGGAGCTTGTTCGGGATGGACGAGTAGGTCGAGACCGAGATCCGCGTGATGGTCAGATCGACTTGGGTCGAGACGTTGCCCGCACCGGTTCTGATCACGTGCTCAAGGAGGTCGACGGTGTCGTTCGGCAGGTTGTAGGTGTTGTCGCCTTGGGTCAGGGGGATCGTGTCCTGGGCTACTGTCCACAAATTCACGCCGCGATTTGCCCAGTCGGCAAAGAGGAGGTTCAATGACCGCCGGGCCGTGCGCAGATCGTAGCCCGTGCGAAGTTCAGCACCGCAGCGCTCAAATGCTTCCTCGACCGCTTCGTTCAGGTCGAGGTTGAAGGTGGCTACGCCGCTGGTGGTCACTTCTTGAACCCTTTCAGGGTCTGCGCGAGCCTAGCTCGCTGGCCCATCTTACCGGGCTGCTTCGCTGCCTTGGCGAGCTTGCCTGCGGGGATCTTCTCCCCAGGCTTCGCCCCGAGGGCTTCCCGAAGGGCCCCCGGGCGCTTTATGGCCCCTGCGATCCAGTTCTTCGCCATCATGCACCTTTCCTCTTCCCCGAGGGACTCACAGGCCAAGACTGCCTAGCCGGTCCGGTCTTGCGCTTCGCCATCGTCGTGCGCTGGGCAGCGGAGAGTTTGCTCGCAGCTTTGGCGGGGCGGCATGCGGGATAGGCGCGGGAGGACTTCTCCTCCCCTGAGCGACCACAGGCCTTGCCCGTCTTCACGTCGACCCACTTCTCGCCAAACCACTTACCGAGCCCTGCTTTAGCCACGCTTCACCCGGTTGTCAGCACCGCCCCAAGACCCACCGCGCTTCTTGTACTCCTTCGCGGCCCACGCGTTGGCGTAGGCGCTCGGGTAAACGTCGAACTTGCTCCGGGCCTCGGACTTGACCTTGGACCACAAGGAGGCGTTGTTGGGGGTCGATTTCGTCTCGCCGCCCTTGGCAAACCCCTGAGGCTTGGTCAGTTCGGGGCGGATGCACCCCATGCCGCGTGATGCCCTCAACACCATCTCCCCCGCCCCGTGGGGCCTAGATGAACCGCGTCTTCTTGCTGCGGGTCTCGCACCCGCCGCCCTTGACACTGCCGCCCTTGGCGTAAGCCTTGGCGGTGCCACCGCGCTTCATGCCCATCTCGGCACCACGCTCTATGACGTCACGGACGTAGTCCTCTTCGGACTTACGGCCTTCGCGCATCGCCGCTTGACGCTTCAGGACCTCTTCACGAGGCTTCGGTGCGGCAGTGGGCTTGGGCGCTGTCTTCGCAGGCATCGCTTCGCGGGTGTACCCCGTGTCCTTCGATGCTTGTCGCGCCTGCGGGCGCGAGAACGCTGCGGCAGCGTCGTCCAGCTTGGTAGTCACCGGACGTCCAACACGGGGCTCTACCCGAGGCGCAGCCTTTGCCGCCGGGGCGGCGCGGCCCATCGCCATCCGAGCCAGTGGCCCTCCGGCCATCGTCGCCGCAGCGCCCAGAGCACCCAGAGTGCGCCCCTTGGCCTCATCACGCATTTCCTCGTTGCTGCGCACCGCCATGCCTCGCCCTGCACGAGACTTCATGCGCTCCAGCGTCTCAGCACCCTTGGCCTCAGCCGCCGCGTCCCGGCGGGGCCCCGCAGGGGTCTTCGGGCCCGGGCGACCGGGCCCCATATCCCGATCAGCAGCCGTGCGGCCTGCGGACACACCGCGCCCAGAGCCCTCGGCGGCTTTGACCCCCGGCAGTTTCCCCGTTTTGTCTGCGTTCAGCAGATCACGCAGCGTCTTGTCTGCCCCGTATTCGCGTCGGAAGTCCGCGAGTTCTTCGCGGC